TCTTTATAGACGGAAAAGAGGACGAGTATCAGTCGGTAGGTTTTGATGAGTATGCAGGAAGAAAAAAAGATGGTTCGCTTAATAGCCAATGGGCGAAAAAGCCAGCCACAATGATTAGAAAAGTAGCTGTTGTACAGGCTTTAAGAGAAGCGTTTCCAGATAGATTTCAAGGTTTATATGCACAAGAGGAATTTCAAAATGTATCAGATGTAAAACTTGATACAGAAAAGGTTGTTGCTGATGAAATCAAAGAAAACGCAAATAGTGTAGATTTTGATGAGGACAACATAATTGATGTAGAGCCGACCGACACAGCCGACAAGCAGTCAGAGGAGCTGCCGCCATTCATGCAGAGCGAGGAGAGCTGATATGAGAGTAATTTCACAGACAGGAAAAACAGATGTTCCTTATGAAAACTTTGTTTTTTCAATATTAAATAGTAGTGGTGGGAATTATGGAATTGTTGCAGTTAAAAATGTCGCAGAGCCACCGGAAGCGTTTATGAACAGCCTTATTGCGACTTATTCCGCCGAAGCAAAGGCAATTAAGGCTATGGAAATGCTTAGAGAAGCATGGGTAAATGAAGCCATAGAATTTACGCATGGAATTTACCATAGAAATATTGTTTTTAAGTTCCCACAGGATGATGAAATCGAGGTGTGAGTATGAGAATTATTAAAGGTAAAGAGAAAGAATACAAGGATTGGTACGACAAGAATAGTGACGGATACAGCAGAGCTTGTTTCACTTATGCTGAAAGGTGGGCTGAACTGTTAGAAGCAGAAATTGACAAGAGCAATGATGTTATGAAGTGCTTTGCTGATAATGCAGACAGATTGAGCCGTGAAGCAGACACAGAGGGCATAACAGGATTTATGTACGGATGTGCAGTTAGTATTCTTTCGCAGTGCTGGGAATACGGAGAGTATTTGAGAAAATGGCACAATAAAGAGTATGACTATGACGGAAAAGGTGTTGTTAATCCAGCGCTTATGAGGACAAGCAAATGAAACTTAAATGTTTAGGCTCATCATCAGCCGGAAATTGCTATACCTTAACTTCCAACAGTGGAGAAACACTTATCCTTGATTGCGGAATACCGATTAAGGAAATTAAAAAAGGCTTGAATTGGAATATAAGGGGGATAAAGGGTGTGATTATAAGTCACACCCACCTCTAGACCACAGCAAGTCATTAAACGATTTTAAGTCAATGGGAATACCGATTTATGCACCATATTTGAAGATTGATTATATGTCAATGAACATGGGCGAATTTACAGTAAAACCTTTTGATTTAATGACAATAGACGGAAGCTGGACACACACACACGCAAACGGCGAACCTTGCCCGATATATGGCTTTCTGATTACTCACAAGGAAATGGGGAGAATGCTTTATATAACCGATTGTGAAGTTGTCAAGTGGAAGTTTAAAGACATAAACCACATTCTCTTAGGTGTGAATTATGACAAAGATTTAATCGACAGGGATAACACAGGCAAAGCTAACCATGTATTCAGAGGTCACTTATCCATTGACACAGCTTGTGATTTCGTTAAGGCAAATTATTCTGATAGCTTACAGAACGTCATAATGTGCCATCTATCGGCAGAAAACGCTGATAGAGATAGTTTTATCGAGAAGATGAAAAAAGTCGCTTGTGGGGCAAATGTGGATGTTGCAGAGCGCAACAAGGAATGGCTACTTGCTAATCCTAATGAGTGCCCTTTTTAGAAAGGAAATTATATGGCAAAAAGAAAAGAAACAGGGGTAAGCCCTATTACTAACCGGATTTATTATGGAACGCAAGATACAGAAAAACATATGTGGATAGGGCAGAAAACAGATATAACAGATAGTGCAATAGCTTCTGTATTTGAGTGGTTTATGGCTAATATGGAGGGTAAAGAAGAATACTCTATCGCATACCCGAATACAGGCTTTGAATTAGTAATGAGGAGAAAGGCGGAAAATGATTAAAGGCAGAAAAGTATACGACCCATTAACTGATACATGGAGCACAGGTTATTGGGTGGCTGATGATAAAGGAAATTATTACCCAGTGTGGGTAGAAAGGAGCAGTAATGGAGAGATTAACGATTGATGAGATAATTGAGCATTGCGACAGAAAAACAAGGATGTACGAAAAAGCTTGTGACATTAAGTATCTCGAAACAACTATGAATAATTCTACAAAGGAGTATTGGGAACATAAACAAGTTGCTGAATATTTAAGAAAGTTCAAAGATTATAAGGGCTTAGAGGAACAGGGCAGACTTATCAAGTTGCCTTGTGAAGATGTGTATTTCATTGTTGATATAAACAATCCTAAGTATGCAATGGTTATGAAAAGACCTATAAGGGAGCTTGCAATATGTGAGGTTAAGAACATTGACAAGGAAAACTGCAAATATTTTTCCACAAAAGAAAAAGCCGAAGCAAAACTGAAAGAATTGAGAGGTGGAGAAGATGAGCGATAAGCAGAGCAATCTCACAGACAAAGAAATGGAAGATTTACAGAGCATAGTAACTGACACATTAGCAAGTGTATGTGCTATGGCAGATAAGAACAACATTGATAGAGATAGTATGCTGAAATACTTTGCTGATATGCTCACAGCTTTTACAGAAGTGGCAAGCATACAGAATTATGAAACTAACCACACTTGTAACTGCCAGCGCAACAGCAATTCAAGAGATAATGAGCCTTGTTGCAGGTGCGATAGCAAACAGACCAANNCATGGAGAACCATTTAAGTCAATTTACAATCTTGGCACAGAGCAGGAAGAGGAAATACACGACAGTTACGGCGATTTACTTAATTGGCTTCAATCAGAAGCAGAATAGGAGAGAATATGGAAGATAGATATTTATTCAAAGCTAAGAGAGTTAATAATGGAGAATGGGTTATTGGTTATTATGGAGTTATCGGGAAAAGAAATGTAATTATTGAGAAATACGCAGAAAATTATTATTGTCCTGATACATGCGAATCTCGACATGGAAATCAAATTCACGAAGTAAATTCAAAGACAATCTGCCAATGCACAGGCTTGAGAGATAAGAACGGCAAGCTGATTTGGGAGAATGATATTGTAAAAATAAATAATGACAAGGTGAATACACTTATAACATTTAGAGATTTTGAAATTATATGTACAATTCCTAACGAAAAATATTATAAGCACAGACTTGAGTATGATACTGAATATGAAGTTATCGGTAACATTTTTGACAATAAAGAGTTATTAGAAAGTGAGGAAAAGTAATGAATCGTGTAATTTTATGTGGGAGAGTTGTTAGAGAGCCAAAGATTAGATATTCACAGACAGTAAACGGAAGCATGGCAGTAGCAAGATATACATTAGCTGTTGACAGAGCTTTCAAGAAAGAGGGCGAACAGGCAGCAGACTTTATTAGCTGTATCGCATTTGGCAAGAATGGAGAATCTGCAGAGAAGTATTTGCACCAAGGAACTAAGATTATCGTTGAGGGCAGATGGCAGACAGGCAACTACACTAACAAGGATGGACGAAAAATCTACACTAATGATTGCGTAGTTGAAAGACACGAATTTTGCGAAAGCCGTGCCAATCAACAGAACAATAGTAATGGAATTATAGGTAGAAACAGTCCAAGTGCTGATTCAGATTCCTTTATGTCAATTCCTGATGGTATTGACGAGGAATTACCATTTAACTAAGAGTCAGTTGATTACAGGGCAGTCAGATAACGGCTGTCCTAGAAAGGAAAAATAATGGATTATACAAATAAAATATTTGCAAATATTGCAAAGGATATGTCGGAGCAAAAAGATATTGCAGTTGTAAGAGCGTTTGTATTTCAGATTACAGAACTGCTACAGAAAAATGGCATTATGCTAATACCCACTGAAAGATACATGAATATCAATTCTGATAAATCAAGTTACAGTATTATCAGAAAAATCAATATTTCATTCGATGAGCTTGATTGTACCGAGCATGACCGAGAAGTTAGAAAACAGGCATACAGAGATTTTATCAAGGAATTTGAGAGCAGAGTTAATTCAAAAGTTATATCTGAAAAACTCTTTGAAACTGA